CGGCTTTCGTTGGCGATTGACGTGCCACCTAACCGCGGCATCTCGTCGGTGTCTTTGGCGGGCTTGCGCGCTGATGGGCGTTGGCATGTGGAGCTTGACGATTCACGCAAGGGCGTTGACTGGGTCATCCCGTGGGTTGTGTCGCGGGCGGCTAAGAACCGCTTGCACGCCGTTGTCGTGGATGAGATGTCGGGCCTTGTGGAGCGCCGACGGGATCGCAACTACCTGATCGGCACTGACATTCTCGTGACTCTGGCGGCTGCTGAAGGTAGGGACATGGCGATTGCGTGTGCGAAGTTCTACGACGGCATCATTGACCGCTCCGTGATGCACACGGATCAGCCCCAGGTAAACGTAGCCCTATCCCTTGCCCGGAAGCGTCCCCTTGCGGGCGGCTGGGCTTGGAATCGCAAAGATGCAGCATCTGACATAACGCCTGTTGTGTCACACACTCTTGCCCTTTGGGGCGCTCAAAACGATAACGTGCTACGTCCTTCGCGGCGTGCTGGATCTAGGACGGCGGTGGTTCTATGACTTTCGAGAAGCTGTCTGTTCCTGGGCTTAGCGATGATGAACTGGCGACCTTGAATAGGTGCGCTGAGGGGTTGGCTCAGAAGTCGCCGCGCAATCGGCTGCGTTCGTCGTATTACGACGGGAAGCGGGCTGCCCAGCAGGTAGGCAGTGTGATCCCGCCGCAGTACGCGAATATCGGGCTTGCGCTTGGCTGGGCGGCTAAGGGTGTCGATGGTTTGGCGCGTCGTTGCAACCTGGAGAAGATGATTTGGGCTGACGGTGACCTTGATTCGCTCGGCATGAGCGAGCTTGAGGAGAGTAATTTCCTGTTCTCGGAGATTTCGCAGGCCCGCACCGATTCGCTCCTTCATGGCGTCTCGTACCTGATCACCACTAAGGGTGACGTTGAAGCGGGCGAGCCGGCTTCGCTGGTGCACGCTAAGGACGCGTTGAACGCTTTTGGCGAGTGGAATGCTCGCCGGCGGTCCCTGGATAATCTTCTGTCGGTCACGTCCCGCGAGGACGGCAGGATTACGGGTTTTGTCCTGTACTTGGATGGGCTTACGATCAGCGCTGACAAGGTTGATGGCGCGTGGAAGGTTTCGCGCTCTGAGCATCCTTGGGGCGTTCCTGCTGAGCCGCTGGTGTACCGTCCGCGGGGTTCCCGCCGGATGGGCCGTTCGCGGATTACGCGGCCTGTGATGAGCCATCAGGACTCGGCGCTGCGTGCGCTGGTTCGCCTTGAGGGCCACATGGACATCTACACGATTCCGAAGTTGATCCTGCTGGGCGCTGACGAGTCGATTTTCAAGAATGCTGACGGGTCCCAGAAGGCCTCTTGGCAGGTCGCTCTTGGGCGGACGTTCGGCATCCCGGATGAGGAAGGCGCCGATAACCCCCGCGCCGACGTGAAGCAGTTTGATGCTCAGTCTCCGGATTCTCACCTGGCGCAGTTGAATGCGCTGGCTAAGTTGATGGCGCGGGAAACGGATCTGCCTGACTCGGACTTCGCACTTACTGACATGGCGAACCCGACTAGCGCTGATTCGTATTCGGCGTCTCGGGAGAACCTGATTTCTGAGGCTGAGGGCACGATGGGTGACTGGTCTGTGCCGATTCGCCGCACGGTGAACAGGGCCCTGGCGATCCAGAACGGTCTTACGGAAGTTCCCGAGGCGTGGGGCTCCATTGAAACTAAGTGGCGCTCCCCGATCTACCTGTCTAAGGCTGCGGCGGCTGACGCGGGCGCTAAGCAGATCGCGGTCATTCCGTGGCTTGCTGAGACTGAGGTCGGGTTGGAGTTGCTGGGCTTGGATGAGCAGCAGATTCGGCGGGCGATGGCTGACAAGCGCCGGGCTGCTGGGCGCGCTGTTGTCGCGGCCCTGACTCCGACTCCCCCGGCAAATGCTAACGGCGGGTGAGTCTAAGGCGGCGTTGCAACTTGTAACCGCTGCCGCCGTCAATACGGTCACGTCTCTACTTGGCAGGTCTTCGGGAACGCCGGAGCAGCGCCGCGCTTTGCTGCTCGATGGCGTCCCGGAGGTTGTCGCGTACTACTCGGCAGGGTCTTCCGCGTTGGCGGCTGACTTCTACGACGATGAGCGGGAGCGCGCGGCGCCCCCGAGGCTGTATCTCGCTGAGCCAATAGTCATCGACCGCACGGAGAAGATCCGCCGGGCTGTCGCTTGGGCCTCTGATCCGCTGTTCGCTGGTGATCCTGGGGCTACGGCGGGTCGGCTCGCTGATGTTGTTCAGCTTGAGTCGGCACGTCCATTCCGGGACACGGTTCTGACGAATCGGCGGCGGGATCCGTCCGCGGTCGGTTGGCGGCGGGTGACTAGTGGTGGCTGCAAGCTGTGCGTGATGCTCGCCTCGAGGGGCGCGGTCTACACGGATCAGACGGCCAGGTTCGCCACTCACGGACATTGCAAGTGCACGGCTCAGCCGGTGTTTTCGTCCGAGGATTACGGCGACGAGGCAAACGTCATGCAGTACGTTGCGAGCCGCAAGCGCAGGACCCCGGAGCAGCAAGCCAACCTTCGCGAGTACCTGAACACCAACTTTTCAGATTTCCCCGGATAACTGGGGGCAGCGCTACGGTCGCGCTTCAAGACCGGTCTTATGTCCGACGGGACGGAAACGGGGCAATCCGATGAGTAACGAAACCACGACAGGCACCGAGCAGCAGACCGCACCGGCGGGCACTCAGGAAACTGAGCCCACGCAGGGGCAGTCGTTCACGCAGGCTGATGTCGAACGCATCGTCAAAGAGCGTTTGGCGCAGCAGGCCAAGAACAAGTTCGGTGACTATGACGACCTGAAGACCAAGGCCGGCACTGCGCTGACCCTGGAGCAGCGAATCGCGGAAATGGAAACACGGGCGCAGGCCGCTGAGGCGGAATCGCGCCGGGCGGCCATCGCAGCCGAGTTTGGTATCAGCACGAAGAAGGGCCCGAAAGGCGAGCCGTCCGACGCTGACCTGTTCCTCACCGGAACCGACGAGTCCACTCTCACCGCACAGGCGCAGCGCCTCGCGGGTCGGGAAGAAGACCGCAAGAAGCAAGGCAACTTTGCCCCCAAAGAGGGCACGACCACAACCATTGGCGGAGAGACGGAAGACCTTCGGGACTTCGCTCGCAAGCTTTTCAATAAGGAGTAAACATGGCCGCTCTTACTACCGGCTCACTGACCATCCCGAAGCAGCTGCTCGAACCGTGGGTGAACAACATCCACAAGGGTTCGACCATCTCCCAGCTCTCGGGCTCTATCCCGATGAAGTTTGGCGCGGGCGAAGCTTTTGTCTTCGATTCCGGCGAAGCTGAGTACGTCGGCGAAGGTGCTAACAAGTCCTCGAACGATGTCACGAAGACCACTCAGACCGTTGAGCCCTTCAAGTTCCAGAAGACCATCCGTTTCACGAACGAAGTTCAGTGGGCCGACGAGGACCACCAGCTCGGCGTCATTCAGGAGATCCTGAACCAGATCCAGCCGGCGCTTTCCCGCGCACTGGATTACGGTGTCATCCACGGCATCAACCCGAAGACCGGCGCTGTCGTTTCCGCCATGCAGCGGCTCACGTCCGCGACGACTGCGGTTGAACTTGCCGCCGCCGACGCTCCCTACGTGTCCACCGACGCCGCGATTGCCGCGCTGCTGGCCGTCGATGGCGTGCCCAACGGTATCGCCATGGATCCGAAGTTCGCTGCGAAGATTTCCGGTCAGCGCATCCCCGCCACGGGCCAGAAGCTGTACCCGGACTTCACATTCTCGAACGAGGCTTCCACGTTCGAGTCTCTGCGGGCCGCTACTTCCAAGACGGTTGGCGCTACCGGCGTTGCTGCTGTTGACACGAAGCTGCGCGCCGTCGTTGGCGACTTCTCGGCCATCCGTTGGGGAGTTCAGCGTGCCATCGGTCTGGAGCTCATCGAGTTCGGTGACCCGGACGGCAACGGCGACCTGAAGCGTAACAACCAGGTTGCTTTCCGCGCTGAGGTTGTTTACGGCTGGGGCATCGCTGATGTCAACCGCAACTTCGCCAAGATCGTTGACCTGGTCTAATGCCGCGTCTGCGTAACGAGTTGACCGGCGCTGTTATGTCGGTCGAGGATTCCACCGCCGCCCTTCTGGGTAGCGAGTGGGGCTCGGCTGACAAGGCTGACGAGAAGCCCGCAGCGCGCCGCAAAGCTTCGGCTTCCGCGGATTCCAAAACCAGCGAGTAGTAGAAGGGGGCGGTCATGTCTGTGACGCCAAATATGATTGCGGTTGCTCTTGGGCAGACCGCCCCCGAGCCGGACTCGGTAACTGACGAGCAATGGAAGTTGTGGATCGGTGATGCGGAAATGCTCATCGAGGCGCGGCGGGTCTTGCTCGGCGCCGAGGTGCCGGACGAGGCTCGGCTGGATTACGTTGTGCGTGAGGCTGTCGCGGCGCACATCAAGCGCCCGGACGATGCAACGCAGGTCACGGTTGCTGTCGATGACGGGTCATCCTCCAAGTCTTACAAGACTGGGAGGGGCCGTGTCACGATCCTGGATGAGTGGTGGGCGCTGCTGGGGCTGGTTGAGTCTAGTGGCGCTTTCTCGGTGGATATGGTCGGGCCTCGTTCGGGCGCTCATCTTCCGTGGTGCTCGCTGATGCTCGGCGCGACCTACTGCTCTTGTGGCGTGGACATTGCCGGGTATCCGATCTTTGAAGGCGGCGACCTATGACCTTCGCTGCGGACGTGATCGGCGTTCTCCCGTTCTTGAGGACGCAGGCCGAGTCCCTAATGCTGGACGCCTGCACAGTAACCCGCCCCGGCGATCCCGTGACGGACCCTGAAACGGGCAACGTAACCCCCGGCTCAACGCTGGTCTATACGGGCCCGTGCAAGGTGCAGCAGACTATTTCTCAGGCGTCGAACCCGTCCGCGGGTGGGCATCAGTTCACGGTGCAGGATTCGCGGGTTGATTTCCCTGTGACGGCTGGTCCGTTGCTGGTGGATGATGTCGTGACTATCACTGCTTCTGTCATGGATCCGCAGCTTGTGGGGCGTGAGATGCGTGTCGTTGAACTGTTCCACAAGTCCTTTGCGACTGCGCAGCGGGCTCGGGTTACTGAGGTGGTCGCGTGAGTAGTGGCATTGCCGACCTTCACCGATTCTCTGCGAACCTTGGGCGCGTGGCTGGGTCTGCTGTCAAGGATGTTGATGAGGTCCTGAAGAAGGGCGTTCAGAACATTAAGAACGAGATGCAGGCTGACGTTCGCGGCTCGGAGCACTTCAAGGGTATGGCGGGTTCGATTAGTTATGAGTCGTCCTATCTGCCTGGTCGGGCTCGCTGGATTGTTGGCCCGGATAAGTCCCGTCGCGGTGGCGCTCTCGGCAATATCTACTATTTCGGCACGAGCCGTGGTGGTGGCTCTGGTGACATTGATAAGCCGTTGCGTTCTGAGGAGCCGCGGACGATGTCGGCGCTCGGTGCGCTGGCGGCTAGATGGGCGGGTCAGTTATGACGGGCGATGCTCTTGCTGCCGGGTTTGAGGCGCTGATTACTGGCGTGACGGTCTACAAGGATCGCGTGCCAGCAACGCCGTCGTTCCCGTACGTGTTTGTGGTGACGAACTTCCCGACCGTTTCTGAGCGGGCCATGAACAGGTCTGTCCAGGCGCGGGTTCTGCGGTCCAGGACTCAGGTTGTGGGGCTCACTGCTGCGTCGGCTCGGATTGTGGCGCAGAAGCTCACGGACTCACTGGAGGGTAATCGCCCAGCAGTCTCCGGCTGGGTTCTCGGCGCCATTGAGTCGGTCGGCAATGATCAGCCGCTTCTGCCGGATGAGGACGTGACTATCAACGGTCAGCATCCCCTCTATCAGCCCTTTGATTGGGTCCTCACGGGCTCCCAAAGCTAACAACCAAGCCGCGCACCCCGCGGCTTTTTCTATGCCAGGAGGCCCCTTGTTCATCAGGGTGAAAGACAAAGAGTCCGGTCACGAGTTCGACGTGCCGGCAGAAGATTGGCGGGTTGCTGAGGGAATCCTCACGCCCGTCAAGAGTGACCGCTACCCCGAAGTAGACCGGCCTCGCCCCCCGAAGCACAACATACAGCCCATTCGGGCATCCAAGAAAGAGGAAAGCTAAATGGCTGTTGACATTCCAAGCACACCGGCTGACGGCAACGTTCTCGTCAAGCTCGTGCCCGCCATCGCCGACACGTCCGCGCCGAAGCTCACCGAACTGAACGTGGCTGGCGCGGTTGACATCTCCTGCTACCTGACCGGCGGCGGCTACAAGCCTTCCCTGTCTGAGCAGGTCATCACCGACGAGCGTCTTTGCACGACTCAGACGTATGAGCAGAAGGGCCGCTCGCAGCGTGGTCTTGAAGTCGAGTACATCGACAACACCAACTCGCCCAGCGCGGAAACCTACAACAAGGCGTACGACACGCTCATCCCCGGAACCGCCCAGTTCCTGGTGGTCCGCACGGGCCTGCCGTACTCCACTGCTCTCGCCGTGGGCCAGAAGGTGACGGTCTACCCGATCACTCCGGGCGAGTACAACAACATGCCCCCGGAAGCGAACTCGGTCCTGAAGGCCGGGCAGAAGCTGTTCGTGACCGGCCAGGTGAAGATCAGCGTCGCTACCGTCGCCTAGTCTCACCGCTTGATACCCCTGTTCGCCCGTGTGTTGTGGGACCGCGGGCGAACAGGTCAAGTCCCACTTGTCCCGCTAGAAGACTTAGGAGTACCCGATGGCTCTTGTTGTGAAGCGTCCTGAGACGCGTGTCCTGTTTTGCCTTGATGGCGACCTGAAGGCGGCGCATGAGGCTGCGGAGGCTGAGTTCAATGCGGCCCGTTCGCAGTCCCTTGCTGATGCCCGGCTGAATGATCCGGCTAAGGATCTGGCTAAGAAGGTCAACGACATCGAGGAAGAGATGAAGGCGGCTACGGTTTCGTTCCTTGTTCGCGGGATGAAGCGCGGCGACTGGAACGACCTTGTCGCGGCGCATGCCCCGCGTGAGGGTAACGCGCTGGATAAGTCGTACGGCTTCAACGTTGAGGCCTTGATGAAGGCGGCTGTCCCGAAGTCCATTGCGGGCGTTGAGAACCATGCCGGCGAGTCGCTGCCGTTCGTTGTCGCTGACGAGTGGGATGCCCTCGCGGATGACATGACCGATTCGCAGTATGAGGATTTCGTGCTCGCTACTCTCCGCGTGAATAAGGGGCGGAACGAGGTCCCTTTTTCGCTCAGCGCCTTCAGGATGATCCAGGCCTCAGATCAGACGTAGAGACGGCGCACGCTCTCGGCATTTCGTTGAAAAGGTTCCACGGCTGGGAACCTGCGACAACGTATGAGTATTCGGCTGGGCGGCTTGTGTCGTCCCGGCCTGAGCCTGAGTGGGACGAGGCTGAGCAGACGGTGATGCTTGCGTTGCAGGCTTACCGCGGCTCGTTGTGCCCGCTGTGTGGTGGCCCGTTGTCGGTGTGTACGAATCCTGAGAACGAGTTGAAGTTCAAGGGTGGCCTGCCGATTCGCTGCCATGCCACGACGGCCCGGGCTATCGCGATGGAGCCGTACAAGGATCAGCCGAATAATTCGGCTTTGATGATCGCCCCTGTTTTAGATCCCTAACAAATCAATAGCGCAGGAGGCCACATGGCATCGAGGTCCATCAGTATCGCCCTTGAGGCGAGGGTCCAGGGCTTCGTTGCCGGGATGCGTACGGCGCAGCAGGCAACGACCGACTTTGCCGACCGCACGGCTTCGTTTGCTCGCGAGAATGAGCAGCACTTGGACCGCGTGGGCAAGGCGTCGATGGTCATGGGCGGGGCGTTGCTGGCTGGGGTTGCTCTAGCGGTGAAGTCGTTCATGGAATTCGACTCTGCAATGTCCGAGGTGCAGGCGTCCACTCACGAGACTACGGCGAACATGGACCTCCTGCGCGAGGCTGCCATCAATGCGGGTGCTGATACGGCGTTCTCCGCTAAGGAGGCCGCGCAGGGCATTGACGAGCTGGCTAAGGCTGGCGTGTCAACGAAGGACATTCTTGGCGGCGGGCTGAAGGGTGCGCTGTCCCTCGCGGCTGCCGGCTCGCTTGGTGTTGGTGACGCTGCGGAAATCGCGGCCTCTGCGCTGACCCAGTTCAAGCTCTCGGGCGACAAGGTCCCCCACCTCGCCGACCTCCTGGCGGCTGGCGCAGGCAAGGCTCAGGGTTCCGTGCAGGATCTAGGCGCGGCGCTGAATCAGACAGGCCTTATTGCTGCATCAACAGGCCTGTCTATAGAGGAAACAACGGGCGGACTCGCCGCGTTCGCTTCCGCCGGCCTGGTGGGCTCCGATGCTGGCACATCCATGAAAACAATGCTGCAATCCCTGACGCCGAACTCGAAAGAGGCGGCAAGGGAGATGGAGAAGCTTGGCATTCATGCGTACGACCAGCAAGGCAAGTTCATTGGCCTGTCTAAGTTCGCTGGCAACCTGAAGGACGCCTTCAAGGGCGTTTCGGATGAGTCCCGCAACGCGTCGATGAAGATTATCTTCGGGTCCGATGCTGTCCGTGCCGCGAACGTCCTTTACGAACAGGGCGCGCAAGGCATCTCCGACTGGACGGACAAGGTCAACGACGCAGGCTATGCAGCAGTAACCGCCTCCATCAAACAGGACAACCTCGCGGGTGATATTGAGAAGCTGGGCGGCTCGTTCGATTCTGTCCTCATCAAGGGCGGCGAGGGAGTAGCTACGTCCCTGCGCGGACTTGTGCAGGGCGCTGAGGACTTGGTTGATGTGCTCGGTAAGATTCCCGCGCCCGTCTTGAATACGGGCGTTGGTATTGCTGGGATCGCAGGCGGCGCACTCCTGATGGGCGGCGCCGTCATGACGGCTCTTCCGAAGCTCATGGAGTTCCGCACTTCGATGTCCGATCTTGCAGCGGCATCACCGCGGGCAGCGGCTGGTATCGGCAAGGTCGCAAAAGCGGCCGGAATTGCCGCCGCCGCGCTGGTCGCCTTTGAGATTTTCAACGCCATCGCCTACGACAAGCACATCCACTCGACCGAAGAGCTTGGCAACGCGATCCTGAAGCTCAACAAGGCCGCGTCCGGTGACGGGATTTCCGCGCTTGACGCGGCGCTCAGTGACTTTGGTAATTTCGCGGGCCGCAAGATCGGGCCTGAAATCAACTCCGCCGCGGATGCTATCGCTAGGATCACGCACCCAAAGGACTCGGACGGAATTAACCGCTGGGCTGACGGGGCGTTCGGGTGGACCGGGTTTGCGAAGTCGGAAACGACGCAGGTCGATGACTCACTGAAGAAGCTTGGCGACGAGCTTGGCGGCCTCGCAAAGAATGGTGCCGCTGACGCCGCGGCGCAGTCCTTCAAGAAGTTGTCTGACGAGTTCATTAAGAATGGATCGTCGGCGCAGGACGCTTTGGACCACCTTCCCGGCTACAAGGACGCGCTCATTGGCCTCGCGAATCAGGCTGGGGTCACGCTCTCTGCGCAGGATCTTCTTGAATACGCCATGGGCAAGGTGCCCGCGTCAATGGCTGGCGCTACGACCGCGACCGAGACGTATACCACTAAGGTTGGCAACGCGGCGCCTCTCACGGATGACATGGCGAAGGCGCTTGAAGGAGTCGGCATCAGCGCTTCTGGCGCAGTGACTGACATTGACGCTTTCGCTAAATCGCTGTTCGCCGCTGGCCTCCTATCGCTGTCTGCATCTGATGCGTCTATCGCGTATCAGGATGCAATCGACAAGGTCGCGGAGTCAGTCAAGGCGAACGGCACAACGCTTGACCTGGACACGGAGAAGGGCCGGGCCAACCAGGCGACGTACAACGGGCTGGCGCGGGCGGCGATGGCTAAGGCTGAGGCTACCGCGGCTGAGACTCTTGCTACCAAGGGATCAGCGGCGGCTCAGGACGAGTTGCAGGCCTCCCTAAACGGCAGCTACAAGGATCTGATCACCGCCGCGGATCAGCTCGGGATCACTGGTGACGCGGCTGACACGATGGCCCGCAAGGCCCTCGGCATCCCGAAGGACGTCAACCTTGAGGCGTGGATTAAGGACCACGCTTCAGAAACTCTTGACGGCATCAAGGGCAAGGCCGACGGGCTGGATGGCCGGAAGGTCACGATCGGCATCTACACGACCGAGTATTTCAATCGCGTTGACAGCCGGTCCACGGCGCCCGACCTGAACGGCGGCGCGTCAGGCACGGGCCGCATGGGTTCTTACGCGACAGGTGGCCGGGTTTACGGACCCGGTACTACCACGTCCGACTCGATCACTGCTGGCCTGTCGAAAGACGAGTACGTTCTGACGGCTAAGGCTGCGGCAAAGATCGGCTACGCGAACCTTGACAGGCTGAACGGCGGCGATACACAGCCGTTGCAGGCTGGATTCAAGATGG